CCGGTGCCATCCGCGAGATTGCTGACCAGACACAGCGCATCAACCGGACCTCCCGTAATGTACCACTGCTGGCGGGCAGCTACGGTGCAGCAATGACGTTGCCCGTTCTGGCCGCGGGTGCCGCAGCTGCAGGTGGCAGCGGTGGATACAACAACCCTGGCGGGAGACTCGCACTGCCTCCGCCTTCAGGACAGGGTGGCTGGTGGCATGGCTGGAATAACGGCGTCCCTCCCGGTGGATGGGGTGGTGGCGGTTCTGGCCATGGCGGCGGTAATGGCCGGCCACCTGGCGGAGGCTCATATTCAGATGGCATGACCAATCTGGCCACCGGCTATCTGGGCTTCAGGATGCTGAAGGGCTTTGTTGATGAGGCGGCCCGCTACCAGACCATGACCGAGAAGTTCAGACAGTTCGGCATGAGTCAGGCGGCAACAGAAGAAGCACTTCGTTTCGCCGAAACCATACGGGTCCGGGGCTCCTCGGCCACTGACATGCTGAAATATCTGGTGGAGGCGCAGGGCGTCTTCAGCGAATCCGGCATGAAGTCCGTTCAAGAACAGCTGCACGCGGCAAAACTGGCAGCCCCCGTGCTGGCTCGTATCACCTTCGCCTCCCGCGGACTGGATGAGCACCAGCGCGAAGCCACGGTTGCGAAGCAGATGGATATGCTGCGCTTCACCGAAACCGCGGGCGGCCTGAAAAGCCCTGAGCGGTTTAATCAACTCATGAATGCTGCCTTCCGCGCTATCCAGTCCTCCGGCGGCAATGTCGATTTCACGCAGTACCGTCAGTTCATGGCCAAAGCCGGTACCGCTGCGTTTGGTCTGAGCAATAAAGCGTTGTTTGCCGAGCTTGAGCCGATTATCGGTGAACTGAAGGGCAGTTCAGCAGGTGATGCGCTGATGACTGCTTACAACCGGTTAAACGGCATTATCAAACTGCCGAATCAGGTCACACACGACCTGATGAAAATGGGCGTATGGGATGCCAGCAAAATTGAGCTCAACGGCCTGGGTGGCGTGAAGCGTATCCGTGGTAACCCGCTTGTCAATGCTCAGCTCTTCAGCCAGTCGCCGGTTGAATATTATGAAAATGTCATCCTGCCCATCTATCGCCGTAATCATTACACAGAAGAACAGAAGCAGCGTGAGAATGCCCTGATATTCGGGCGGACCGGCGGCAAGATGTTTAACCTCATCGACAAACAGCTTGAGACCATCCATCACCGTATCGACGCCTATGGCATAGCGCGGGGACTTAATGACGCTTACGGTGCGGTCGGCAGCACCTATAACGGTAAGAAAATCGACTTCCAGAAAAAGTGGGAGAACCTGCAGCTGGTAATGGGAAGAGATGGCGGCCTGCTGGACACATTCACCCAGGGACTGGATACGCTCACGCATTCTTTCCAACAGATGGCAGAGATCGCACACAGACATCCGGAGATGGCGAAATTTGCCGGGCAGGCTGCACTGGCTGTAACGGGTCTCGCAGGTATCAGCGGCGGATTCTGGCTCATCAGACATGCGGCAGGCGCACTGCTGAAACCGCTGAAGCTTGCGGGCTGGGGTATTGACCTGCTGACTGGTCGAAGCGCCACAACGGGGCTGACCGGTCTGGCTGCCGCGCTTACCGGCCTGCCTGCTCTTATTTCCGCTGTCACGCTGGCGGCTCTCTATCCGGGGAGTACCGTATCGCAGAGTCAGGAAATGAGAGAGCGTGAACGGCTTGCCCGCCAGAATGCGGGAGTTAATGGCGTGAATTACAAGCCATGGCTTCCTTCTCAGTCTGATTTTGATAACCAACGTGAGCGGGAACAATTTTATCGTAAAACAGGCCGATATCCGCCTGCACCACCAGTGACATCAAATAAAACTGAGCTGCCGGTAAATCTTCTGATGACACATGAAGGACGACAGGTACTGATTGCTACTGTCATGAACGGCATCAGTAAAGAGGCGACAAGGGCACCTGCATCAACCAGTGCTTTCGATCCTTCAATGCTGATGGTTTATCCCGGTCAGGCTGGACACCTCTCACTGCCCTGAGTGTGTATTTCTCAGGGCAATTAAAGGCAGCGCCCTGTGTTCTTATGTGCTTAATTTCAACGTTCCATCCATAGATCAGGTTTGCAGAATAATGAATGCCAAAATAGTCATGCTGAGTTAGCTGATTGTAACTTTACAAGTTCTCTCTGAAAGCAGACACCTGCAATTATATGACCAAATCTATGGACTAAAATTATGCTTGATGAATTTCTGATATCGCTGATACTCCTTGGCTCAGTACCTGCAATCGCTTCAATAGATACGCAGCATTATCCGGTCATAACAAGCGCCCCGGAGGAGGAGTCTTTACAGCTGCTTCAGTCTGATCCGCTATTGAAGATCAGACTGCTGGAAGATCCTCTTTCTCCGGTAGTTGGGGCCGAGCAGCCTGCGCTAAAAATCATCAGTTTTATCAACTATGACTGCATTCAATGCAGACTACTCGACAGTCATCTGGAAAGGCTTCTGAGGGCATATCCCCAGCTTGCCGTGACCTACAAACTGATTTCATATGGTCCGGAAGTTTCAACCGCAGTAACACGTATGGCGCTTACCGTCTGGATCGAACAACCTGAAAATTTCCATGCTTTCCATCATGCTCTGATGACATATGGCGAAATGGCTGGTGATGCGCGTATCTATTCGGCGTTCAAAACAGCTGGAATGCAACGGATAAAATACCGGTCTGATACGCAGAATATTATAAATGTGAATAAAGAATTGATGAAAAAGCTTCATTATTCGGGTACGCCAATCACCATTATCGGGAACAAGGTTTTCACTGGCGAAGCAACTTATGAAATGCTTGAAAATGCAGTAAACATTGCCATGACTCATGCAATGGAAAAAGCGTGTCTGGCTCTTATGGTTGAGAGTTAAGTCTGAGTTCAATGGTGTCATTAGGGTTTTTTAATTCTACATTAGTCTTAATATGCGGATTATATAAAGTCTGCCCGGGCTGCTCAGGGCAGACTTATTGTATTGAGCAATATCTTGTCACCTTTTCTCTTCCTCTATGATTCATTATTCGAAAAGGCATTCAGCTTATGTCACTTCTGAATTCATTCAGGAAATTCGCACAGGGCGTCGATCCGACGGTGAGCCGACTGATACTGGGCGATTTCGAATTCATTGAGCATGAAGTCCCAGAAAGCATTGCTATCCGTGGAAGGCAGAATACAGTGCAACACCAGCTTATTGGCGGTAGACGCATCATTGATGTGCTTGGCACTGAGTACGAGCCACTGACCTGGTCTGGCATTATTACGGGTTTACAGGCGGATAAACGCGTCAGTGTGCTGGAGCGGATGCGGGATGCAGGGCACCCGGTAGTAATGACACTGGATGACTATCGTTTTACAGTCGTGATCACAGCATTCAGCCCGGTTTACGAGTTCATATGGCGTCGCCCATATTCCATTGAAGTGGCCGTTCTCCGCAATGAGGGCACGCCGGAGAAAGTGGATGCCCTGACTGATGCAATGCGTGGACTGATAGACAGTGACATCGGTCGTGCCCTGGGGCTTGCGAATATCATCAACGTTGATGCAGTAACACAGTCATTAAAAAATCTGCAGCAGGCTGTAGGCCAGGTTACGGACTTTGCGCATGCTACGGTTGCGCAGGTGCAGGCTGTTGTAAGGCCCGTTATTGCTACCCGGAACATCATTCAGCATGAGCTGGCACTGCTTGAAGATGCAGCGCTGAAAATAACCTCACTCGGCGGATTACTGCCTGGCAATCCGGTTTCTACAGCCATAGACAATCTGCTCGCGCAGTCAGATCAGTTAACACGTATTCCTGCTTTGTATCACCTTCAGGATGTACTGAGCAGGTTGAATAAAAATGTTACTTCAGGGCAGGCTGCTAATGGTGTGAGGTCAGTAACGCTGGCAGGCGGTAACCTTTATCAGGTTGCAGCAGAGCAGTACGGGGACGCATCATTATGGACCAGTATTGCCGATGCCAATAACCTTGACGATCCACAACTCAGCGGTATACAGACCCTGAGTATCCCTTTCAGCCCGGTAAGTTAACAATGAGCGTTAACAATTCCCTGATTAATTCCAGCGCCCGCTATGTCAGCGGGCGTTGTCGTCTTAACGGCACTGATGTGCCGTTTGTTTCTTTCAGCATAGAGAGCAATGCTTTCAGGGGGGCGAATACGTTTGATCTAACACTGGCCGTTTCCGCACTCCCAGCGGCAATGCAGATGCTGAACTGGTGGGCAGTACAGAAGACAATCCGGGTTGAGCTTTTTGTTTCGATCACCACAAAGACTGGCGTAGATGAGAAAAAGCATATCACCGGCAATATTGACACCTGGCATTACGAACCGGCGCGTTTTGAAATTCTGGCCACAGGGCGCGATTTCACGGCAAGGCTGATTGATGCCAGAACCACCGGAGAGAGCTTTAAAAATTACACCAGCTCACAGATTGCCAAAATGCTGGCGCAACGTCATAACCTGAAGCCGGTAATAACGGCTACGACACAGCGAGTTGGAGAATATTTTCAGATCGATACAACGCATCTGACCGGCGAGCAGACTGACTGGGACCTCATTACCACGCTGGCGGCCATTGAGAACTTCGCTGTATATGTCAGGGATGACAGTCTCCATTTTGAACCGAAACGTACCTCCGCTGATGTGGACAGCTACGTTATCCGCTGGCAGCCGCCTGGTGTGAATGCGTACCCACAGTGCAATGTCTCAGGTGATCTGTCCTTTTCACGCGCACTGACTATCACGAGGGGAGTGACCGTCGAAGTCATGAGCTGGAATTCAAAACTCAAAAATAAAAAGTTTACGGTGTCATATCCCACAACGGCAAAAGGTGTTGTGCCAGGAAAGGCGACAGCTGAAACACAGGTCTACCGCATCATTCGCAATGGTTTGACTCCAGATGCTGCGAATATGCTGGCCCGGACTGTATATCAGCAGATTGTTCAGCATGAAATGACATTCAGCGGTTCTACAGCAGGTGACAACCTGCTTAATGCTGATATGCCTGTTCGTATTGAGGGGACCAGGAGCCCTTTCGATCAGGTTTACCATTGTGACCAGGTCAGGCGCACACTGAGCTGGGTAGCAGGTTACACGATGCAGTTGTCAGGCAGAAACCACAGCCCGGCTCTGGATGTCTTTCAATGAAGACGCTGCTGAATATTATGGCGGCTACCGCGCGCCAGAGTGCTGCAAACAAAAGCGGTTCACGGCAGGGCATTATTACTGCCTATGATCCGAAAAGTTATTCCGTTAAAGTCCAGCTACAGCCAACGGGAGAGGAAACCGGCTGGATACCCCTCAGTTCGCCATGGGTGGGTAATGACTGGGGTTTCGCTGCAGGACCAATGGTCGGAGCGGTAGCCCAAATCGATTTCGATTCGGGCGTAATGGGCACCGGGATGGCGGCGGGGCAGTTTTACAACGACGAAGAC